TTCGTCTGTGAACCGCAGCATGTGAGCAGCGCTGACGGACTTAGCAGCGCGAGCCGCGTCGTCATCGTCATCGTCCTCATCGTCCGGATCGGCCTTTTTGTCCGGCTTGAAATCGTACGCCGGGCGGGCTACCGCTTTTTTGGCGGCGGGTTTCTGACCGGGCAAAACCACCTCATAACCCAGCGCCTTGAGTTCCGCGGTCAGCTTTGACAGCGAAATGGATTTGAGTTCTTCACCGGCCTCGTCAGTGACGGGTTCACCGGCGGGAGATACGGCCATGCCGGTCATTCCCAGGATGGCTGCCAGAGCTTCCAGTTGTTCTTGCGATAGCCCTGGGACAAGTTTCTTGATGGCTTCCAGGATGTCCATATTCTTGACCTTTCGGTTGTTAGATCCCGTTGACGTCCGACGCCCGGCGCGATCACCTGACTTTGTGCCGCCTTTGCCGCCGCCGCTCTGGTCGCTCGGGTTGGGTATGATCTTCTCAAGCAGCGCTTTGGCTGCTGAAAATTCTTTAGAAAGCGCCTTTAGCGCCTGCAGGGTGTTGCCCTGCAGCATTCTCGGTTCCACCGGCATAACCGTCAGCGTGTCCCGCATCAATGGCCAGTTGACAATCGCGCCGTCATCCAGCGTTTTGACATTGTCAGGCACCGCTTCGCTGGAATTTCCGATCAAACCCTCATCGATCAGATTCTCCAGCAGCTGGATGTAGCGGTTGCGCCGGTCTAGTACCCGTTCTACGAAAATACCCTTGTCATCGCGCCGGGCAGTCTTCCAGTCGACATAACCCAGCACCTGGTTCTTGACCTCGGCATCCCCGCCGTGCTCGAAATCGACCGCCAGCATGCCCTTTTTGGTGAATTCTGACTCGACTATGACCGCCGGATCAAAGTATTCGCCCAGCGACCCGTCTGCATTTTTCCCCTTGCGCAGAAACTCCAAGTCGCGTGAGTTAAACAAAATGATGTAATTTCCGACCCGCATTTCGCTGTCGGTTTTGGATAATGCCTTCAGAGTGTTTTGAAACTTAGCCATGCTGTCCTCCAGTTTTGGTCGCCTGCTGAATCCGGTCGCGGAATTCTGGCCAGAACGTCTGTTCAAAAACATCCCAGATATCCCGCTCGTGTGCTTCGATGACCGTTCCAACCTGCCACCAGCGGTCTACGTGCACCTGCGCCTGATATTTCTTCTGCCCGCCGATCAGCTCGCCCGGAAAATCCTCGCCCACCACCCAGGGCGCATACGGCATGATGTTGCCGACTTCGCCAATGACTGCTGCCTCGCCTTCCAGGTGTGTTGCCTCGGTGAATGCACCACCCAATCCACCACTTACCCGCCGCCGGTAAGTGGAATCTGGAATAGCGGGCGGATATTCCGGCCACAGGCCATGGATGAAATGGGTCGTGTCCACCATCGCTGGTTGACCGGCATCCAGCGCCAGTTCGGGTAGCAGCTGGATCAGCTCCATCAGTTCCTGAGTTCCGACAAAGGAGAATTCAGGCATCTATTCCGCCTTTTTCCCCAGGTGCGGCCCTTCAGACACCACTGTTCGGTGCAATTCACGGCAGCCGTCCACCTGTCCCCAGGGCGTAGTCAACCGCTGAGTGCAAACGCGTTCATCCCGCGCTGTGTACCAGGCCAAAACCTTCGTTCCATCCCGCATTTTGAACGGTTGCAGGTAACACCGGCAGCGAACATGCGCGGCGGGCGTAAAAGCCGCTTTTCCATATCCGGACTTTTCCCAGGCCGTTGAATTCGCCTGCGCAAAAGTATTGGTGGTTTCGGTAATCGCGATGGTCTCTGCCCGTTCCGGGCTGAAGATCCGGCTGTCCTTTTCTTTCAGATCCCCGATCCGTCTTGCCAGCGCATCGATGCCCTCACCGCTCTGGATCGACCGCGCTACCAGCTCGCCAATTTCGCGCCGGGTGGTGTCCATCACGCCGCTCACCAGTTCGCCAGCGTGTAGCCTGGCTTGAGCGATTGCCTGTTCGTTGGCCAGCTCCCAGTTGACATTGACCGCTGTTTTTCCCAGCGTATCCTGCACCCGCTTGACTGCCTGTTGCGTCAGCTCAACCAGCACCGGCTCCACCGTCGCCTGCAGCTGGCTGGTCATGGCTGCCCACAGTGCAGCATCCTCCAGCATGGCGGGGTCGCCGTTCTCGAGGAGCTTTTCCACCAGTTGGTCAGCCTGTTCACGCAGCACTGGCGCCAGTTCGGACGCCAGGCGTTCTTCATAGGCTGACCACGGTCGCCAGGATCGGATCACCCCCTTTCGCGCTTGCTCAAATATCAAGGCCACATCCGCTACCTGGTCGGCGCAGGCCAACCCATCGCTGACCACCGCTGCCAGTTTGGTGTCAATTGCCTTGGATGCAAACGGCACCGCGGCAGTTTGCCCCTGCTTCAGGCTTTTGATGGCCTTGATTTTCCAATTGCGCAGGTCGATCTCGCGCAGCCCGCGCATCGATTCCATCAGGGCATTACTCGTCTGGGGCAGTACATCGCCCGAGAAACCATCTTCCAGCCCCGCGCCGATGGGACCTGCCTGGCCAACCGGATCCGGCAGTTTATCGCCATCCGGATGCGGCGGTAAATCCCAGAATTTTTTCCGCCGCTCGTTGATGGTCATGTCGCTTTTGCTGGCGTCAGCTTCGCGCAGCTTCATGTCCTGATTGATCGGACGGACGTCGGCAAACCGGGCGACCATATCCTCGCCGTACCAGGGATTTATGATCTCGGTCGAGATTTGTTCCGCATACAAACCCAGTGCAGCATAAATCCGCTCCATGAATTTGGCATAGCCCACTGTCGAGTTTGACTCTGTTGCGTTCTTATCCGCGTAGCCTGGCGGATACCCCAGGATCTGGTAAATCTCGTCCTTGGTCGCCTGGCGCCCGCCCAGAAAGTCCATGTCCTTTGCGTTGTACCCCAGCAGGTTGACAGCCATTTGGTAGGCATTGGTGACGATCGTCTTGCGTCGGGCAGCTGCGTACTCGTCCTCCAGCTGGCTTTTGACCGCATCCACATCGGCTGGGTCAATCGGCACGTTCGGGTTGCCGCTGCTGAGATTGATTACCGATGACGGCATGACATTGTCGCTGCCAAAAAATGCGCCGTTCCAGCGCGCCATGGCGGTATCAGAATCGACCGGCAGCATCCCGGCCACCAGCGGCGATAAGCCGCGGAAAATGTCAAATGGGTTGGGGTATTTAAAATGGCACACATATTCGGCTGGGATTTTGTAGATCATCCCATTCGCCTGGTATTCGTAATAATCCACCATGCGCTTTGCGGATCCCGGCCACACATTGACCGCGTTGCTTGGCAGTGGCCAGATCTCCGCCAGTTCCCCGTTTTCATCCGGTGCCAGGAACCAGAAACCGTTGCCGTCCAGATCCATCCACCAGTGCGTGAATTGCCAGAACAGCGCGCGTCCCATGATCGGATTAGGCCGCCGCATGATACGGGTGAACGGATGGCCAATGATGACCGCTCCCTCTTCGGTGACCCCGTCATCCTGGTAAACCGCCAATCGGCCTTTGGATACCTCCATGGCTTTTTCGTTGATGGCCGTGAAGACCCACGAATTCATCAGGGCGCGCTTCTGTGCCGCCTCTTTATCTGGCGAGAATGTGCCGCCCTTCCATTTGCCAGCTTCAGCGGTTGCGCCCAAAAATCCCGGTCGAATGGCACGCGGTTCGTCGCTCAAGCCGCTGCGGAAGGCCCGCAGAGTTTTTCCCAGTCCCAGAGCGACACGCTCAGCGATATTCGTCATTGTGCTCTCCTGGCTTTGCCAACGTGTAGCCGGATGGTTTTGGGTGTCGCCAGCATTTGCTGCCCTCCCGAGACCGTATCAACCTGGTCGTCATGCGACCCGGTCGGAAAATCGACAAATTCTGTAATAAAGGCTTCAATCCACGGCCCGCGCACCAGGTAGATCTTTCCAGCCTTGGCCCTGCCCTGCAAGGGCCGTGCGCGCATCACCTTGTCATCGCCAACTTTTATGCCGCGAATGGCCACGCCAATCAGGTCGGTATCCTGGATCAGCTCCTGGAAGGCCAGCTCCTGGAAAGAGTTGTTTTCAACCCCCCAGTCTGTCCCTCGCTCCTCCTC